CACTTACTGTAATATCACCTAATACAAAATCGGTTGTATCTTTTGATGTGGTAATGGTCACATCAAATGCACCTGCTATCGTCCCACTGGCTGCGCTTGTAATCACCACAGTCGGCGCGGTGGTATCCACTGTGTAATTGCTTGAATTAGTTGACCCTGCTGGAGGATTTCCATTAAAATCTGTCCAGCCTGTACCCACCGTAATTACATTTGTTGCGTCAGATATTCCATTGGTGGGGGTAAATGTGGCAGTCCAAATCTTCGGGTCTGCTGTGACGGTGAAGGATGATAAAGAGCCCTCGGGGGAAGTCGCGTCTGCAACCGTGAAGTTAAGAACCTCTTCCGAGAATGTAAATGTGACCGTGGCAGTCTCGCCAATCTTGAAAGTGTATTGACTGAGGGTAATGGATAGAGTCGGCGCGACGGTATCGCCAGGCGGCTCTGGTGTCAATATAGTGTGACAAACGTTAGTTTTCCATCTCCAATTTTTTTTCTTTCGTGACATTTCAAACTTCCTTATCTGCGATTATACATCGCCTTGGCTCATCACGGATACTTCCAAAATGGATGAAACTTGAACAGGAGAAAGATCACTGTGCCGACCACCAGCACAACAATTCCCATACAACCCCAGAAGAGCCGGCGAAAGAATCTCTCGCCATCCATCATGAGCTGATGGTGCCGCTCGGAAACCGTCAAATATTCATCGTCTTCATTGTTCATTCTTATCAAGCTCCAACACGCAAACAACTTGCTTCGTTGTCTCATCTCCCATTTCATGGAAGGAAAAGGATTTGACCTTATTCTGAAGTTGCCCAAGCTGAGCCGCATCTTTTTCCAAAACATATAGAAGCATGTGCATATTGAGACACCAATCCACGAACGTCAAATCTTTCGGATTATATTGAAGAGATTCTCGTTTGTATCTCGTATTATTATCACTCATCTTGATACTCGCTTTCATGTTTCAGCCACAGACTCACCGGCCTTATCTCCGGGTGATCCTGCATGGAAAACTGGAATTGCTTTTGCTTGCGCAGGTACACGTCCTCGTCGCGCGAACTGCGGCGCATCTGATGGACGTGATAGAAGTGATAGGACGGGTCAAGTGATTGCCAATAATAATTTGTCGGATGGCCGGCGATAAACGTATCAGGCGACTCGAATGGATAGGTCCCGCGCCACTTGGAGTCAACCGAGAACACCGCATGACGTGAGACGCCGACTCCATATAGCCAGCACTCGCCATTTTCGAACTCGGTACACTCTACGCCATAGGTAAACCCACCCATGGCGTCCTCGGGCATCGGATTGTCGTGCAGGAATTTTACATACTTCGTGGGATAGAGTTCGTCCCCGTCCACCATAAACACATGCGTTGCCCCAAACTTCTCCTGGGCTTCAGCCTGCATCCAGCCCCGGCAGAGTCCCACCTCCTCGGGCGACAGATTGCCATATGTCATTAGGTGGATATTTTTCACCTTCTCGATCTGTTTGATGGTGGAATCGGTTGATCCGGTATCCGAGACGATCACATGCGGGAATATATTGGCAAACGGGGTCAGGACGCGCTCGATCCAGACCTCCTCATTTTTCACAAGCAGAATCGGGATGACAATCATGAGTGTCTCCTCCGCTTTTTCTGCCGGCGCTGATAATCCGCAAGCAGCTCAACAGCCGTCGGCACACTCGGCTTATGCAGTGTGGTAATGGGTTGCAGATGATCGGGGGCATTGCCGAATGGGGAGGGTCTTGGCTGTAACTCTGCCGGCAACGCCAGCTTGCCCTCCACGGGCTGCACCACGATCCGATCATAGACCTCCCGAGGCAGTCTGCCGAGCTCCAATTGGAGCTGGAGATAATCATGCGCGGCTTGTTCTGATCTGAACAAGCGAATCCCCTTCAATCTCCCCTTTTGCCCGTTGCTCAAATAATGACGTTGAGTCCCCTCGCCCTGAATATAGGCGGCGAAAAATTCAAAAGGACTCTTATCTGGGTTTGGACCCAGATCATCGGAAGGTGTTTGGTTCATATTAACCTTCACTCCATGGGGTGGTGTGCAACATGCTCATTGCCATTATTTTTCTTTTCGATCAAACTCACCAGGACTCCGATCGGGATCTCCACGAAGCGTGTTTTTCGCAACTGCGACCGCATCCGATCTGAATCACAGAACTGCAAATATAGTTTGCCGTTGTGCTCCACCCTGCGCAAAATGACGATACCGTCTAGCTTTACCAATCCATCGGGTTTGATGTGCAGGAGGTCGCCAGTCTCATCTATTTTTGTCATATCAGCCTCTAAACTCCTCGCCGGTTTTTGGATTAAACCAGAAGTGGGCACAATGATAGCCCTTACATTCAAACGCTTCGTTGCCAGGAGAAGGTATGAGATTGTTATCAAGGATATATTGCTTCAATGCCTTTTTGCCTTTCAGATCCTGACAGGTTGCGCACGACTCATCACCATCCTCGCCGCCAAACTCAAGCAACACATTCTCGCTGCCTCTTAGTTTCGCCTGCCCATAAATCGAATCGAGCGTTGCCGCATATCCATCCGCCCGTGCAAAGGCCTCACTGATCGGGTCGATACCATCCCACTCCGCTTTGAGTCGTGAGAACAGATCATCAATGTGCCCGAGTTCCGCGCTTTGGGCATCCCCAAGCCAAGCCAGCGTATCGTCATCCATGGGCAATTCCCCGCCGGCGTCCTCATAGCCCAATTCAGCGGCCTGCACAAACGCATCCACCATGCCTTTTTTCATTGCGTTCTTGAAGGTGGTTACGGGTTTATCTCCGGTCAGATAATCATAGACCGCATCATAGATGATTGCCCAATAGGTATTGCGTATTCCATCGAAGCCGCCGGCCGCACGGAAGACCGCCCAGGTTTCTTTGGACAGCCGGGGAATGATGGCAGGATACGCCCGCATCGCCACTCCAACGATATGAGGGATGAGAGCGTTTATCATTTTGTTACTGCAAGCTCAGCCGTCATGTCATTGATGGCATTTGTGAGACCTACGATCTCACGGGGGCTGGGTTTTTTTAGTTTGATATTTCGCATGACGAACTTCCGGTTATTTGGGTCAAAGATGGCGCGCGTCTTTTTCGTGCGATCGTTGTAAACCACGATCTCCTGGGTGGGGAAGCGCTCCATGGCATACTTGACGCGCTGTTTCTCAAGCAGCTCCTCGGCGCCGGCATCGTCGGTATCCGAGATCGCCTTATCCTCCTCCTGTGGCGTCCACCCTTCCGGGATCAATTCAGCAGAGACCAGGAGCTGCCGCGCTTCCTCAAAATTGATCAATGGTCCATTGCTTGTGCCGTCCTGCTGCGAATTGGCTCCGCTATATAGCTGTGTGATGATGTCCAATTGTGCTTTTTGAAATTCCATCTCGGCAAGATCGCCGACCACGTCGCGCTGTTCAAACTCAAAATCGATTGTCGGCGGGAGCTCTTCCTGGATCTTCTCCTGAAAGCCCAGCGCGAAATCCAGCCCACCTTTTGAAGTTGCCCGCCGGTGCTGCGATTCCGATTCCGTTGCGGTACTGAGGCCTCCTGAAGACACGGGCCAGAACTCACGCGGGTCATAACCGAAAGCCAGGGCGTAACCATAGATGATCATGTCCAAAAATTGACGACGATTAAACTTCTCAGGGAGGCCTGACAGGCTGGTGAGTGCTACTTCAATCGCAGGTCCGCCGTCCCCATTGGCCAGCACCTGCACCCCGGAATAATATTCGCGCTCCAACACAGCGCGCTCATCGTTGGATTCTTCAAGACTTTGTAACCATTGCTGTTGTGTCACGCCATTGATCGTAAGAATTCCTTTCGGTGCCTTTGAACCCAATCTCTCCCGCTCATGCTCATATAGACTCACGAGCAATTTTGCCAGATCTAGGCAGCGCGAGATCGCACAGAAGCCCAAGCCGAATAGTTTCTCATTCGGAGATGGGAACGAGGGCACTCTGAAATAATCATTCAGTGCCCATGGTTGATTCTCTTTTTTCGCCGGCACATAGCGAAGTGGAGTATCCAAATTCCCGGTCAAGAGACATTGAGTCGGGTCGACGGTGTATAGCGCGGCAAGTGGTCCATTGGGTATTGTGCGCCCGATCTCCACCACGGAACCCAGGTCGGCTTGATAATAACTCTGGGCAGTAACTGACATACCGTTGCGCCAGCCCGATAGGTCGGATGAGACCTGGAAATTATGCAGGACGCTCACAAATTTGCGGACTTGATTCCGCCCTCCGATCAGAGTCCATCCGCGATTCTTATCAATCGATACGACGCTCTGTAAAATGCCTAAAAGATATGGCTCCTTTGTGACCGCTTTCGCCAGCCACGCATCGCGCTTGCGTGAGTCCACCTGGTATTTAGGTTCCGTGAATATGGCATCCTTGGTAAAGCCGTAGATTTTATTGAAAAAATCGTTGATCTGTTTCGTGTCAACCGCGAACCTTGGTTGTTTGGATTCAGCCGCAAGGACTCGCGCACGCTCGATCTGTTCTGCTGCTTGATCAATCGCCTTTTTTATAACCTGCGTAACGCGCGGTGCAGGCGATTTGGTTCTTGTGGATTTTTTCGGAGTCTTTATGCCCGTCACTTTTTTAGTCTTTGCCATAGTAACCTCTTATGCTGCCGATCGCACCCAGGCTGTATTGGTGGGAGCGAATAATAAAACAATAGAAGACGCTTTATCAGGCGAGTGCCCCAACGATGCAACCATTGACTCTCTCGAAGATACCCGTATTTTTCCATCCCGTTCGCCCGTCCAATAGGTGGGAGTGGTCAATTCGTCGGCGAGTTCCTCGTCAGGTGGCAACATCGCGCCCGGATCCTTCCTGAGCCACAACATCGCCGACCACCACAGTTGATCGCGCAATTGGAAAAATTCGCCTGTATCCACTTTGAATGTCGGTGCAGCGGCAACCATGACTCGTTTGGCTTCCATGATTTCCAGCCCGCGCATTCTGGGGGCCACGCCGGCGCCGACTCCCGTAGAGTCCACATTGACGACCACCTTTTTATGATCGACGCCCAGCGACTTGATGATATCCACTGATTTGACTGCGGCTCGGTCGGGATCTACACCGGTCCAGATTCTAAGACGCGGAATCCAATTGCCCCACTTTTGCGAAAGGACATTAGAGTCTACGCCGATGTCGGCAACATCCAAAGCGCAGAGCGGGATACTGGCTGGCGGAGGCACCTCTCCATACATAGCCACCCAGGACATCCACCGCGATTGAGCAGCGTCTACATCGGCGCGTGAGATCAATTGCGATTCGGATTGTGGAGGATAACGCCCAAGAACTTTATAGAAAAACTCGGGATTCCGGACCCGTCGCCAACCTGGAGCAAGCAGGGGGTACTCATTCCCGGTATTATCCATCGTGGTTTTGCCGACCAAATATGCCGGCACTTCAAAACATTCGATATCAGGCTTCTCATTCGTCCCTAATGCAACGGTCATTTCATTGATGCGTTCAATAGTTTTCGCCTGGGTGACCGCGCCAGGGATCTTATCCTCACCGCTGATCACATTGGGATGGTCGAACGCAGACAGGTAAATAACCTTGCCCTTATGGTTCTTAACCATGTTGGCCACATAGCCGCGGTCGGCGCGCGGATTGAACATGATCAACAGCCTGGCATAACCGCCCGACATACACGACTCGATGCCCTTATAGACTTCAGCCGGCACCGCGTCGCCCTCATCGACAACGAATAGGAGATGCGGCGCATGTTTACCCGAGAATTTCGCCTCACGTTGTTCAGATGAACCGGTTGCAGGAATTACCACGCCCGTGATGAACGATTCACTCCCGCGTTGAATGTTCATGTCTTCATTGATCCGGTCATCCTGGAATATATGCGGGGACCTGTGAACGATCGTGCCGA